GTAGGTGGTTAGCTCGACGAGCGGAACCATGCGGACAGCGGGCGCGCGGAGCCATCGCTCCTGCGTCTCTGAAAGCGTGACGGCCACGCTATCCGACCTGCTCGATCATCGAGAGGGAACAGGCGTACGTGATCGAGCTGGCCGGGGACGGGTGGTCCTGCACGATCTCCGGCTGCTCTTCCAGCATCACGAGCGCGGGGCTGAATTGATCGTCCGGGGGCCAGTACCAGAACGGCCGGAGTCCCTGAGCAGAGATCAGGTCGAGGTAGAGCATGTCCGGCGTGTTCGGGAGGATCCACCCGAGGTCGAGCGTGAAGCGTCGGCGGATCGGGGACAGCTCCACGCGGCGATTGATGCCGCCGACGACCTCTTCGGTGTAGTCGTACACCTGGTCGATTCGCCAGTCGGGAGAGACGACGGTCGCCGCCGTGAAGGTCAGCTTCTGGCCGATCCAGAATTGAGAGATCGAGAAGGTGTCACCGCTCGCGGAATCCCCCGATAGCAGCCACCAGTAGCGATCGGTGGACCCCGTGAAGGTCTGATCTACGAGGGAATCGTCTGTCGAGGTGATCGAAAAATGAGTCGTATTGCCGACCGCGAAGGTCGCCGAACTCGACGAGATCAGACGAAGGTCGCGGTTCCCCGCGCTCGACCAAACCTTGCCCGCCGGGATCACGAGCGTCGTCACGATCGGCTGGGACCCCAGGTCGAAGCGCGGGCCAGCATTCAGGAAGCCGACCGCAGGTTGCCACGACGCGACCGTCCCCTGCCGGTAGTCGCGGAGCGCGCGGCGGTCGGCGTCACTGATCCCCGTCGTGTTCGGGCTCTCGGTGATCGCCGAATTCGCGATCGAGGCGACGGGGTGGTTGAACATGAAAGCGGGAGCGCGGTAGGCCATTAATTCGTATCCACAAGCCGGGAGCCGCCCGGCACCTTGATCCGCGTACCCCCCAGGAAAGGGCGATTCCCGGCGGCGAGGGCGGCGTCGACGACGGCCTGCTGGGACGAGCTCCGCGCGCGGACGCTACCAGAGAACGCCGCCGCTGCGCGCGTACGAGCGCTCGTGAGGGCGATCGACTGCAATTCGGCCTTGTACTCGCGGGCCGCGCTCGTGAGCGGACGAAGGGCGTCCCGCTCCCCGAGCAGCGCTTCCGTCAAGCGCTCCGTCTCGACCGCTGCGCGCTCCGTATCGACGCCGACCTCGCCGACGCGAGCTTCGTAGCGGGCCGTCGCCGTCCCCGCCTCGTTTGTCGCCTTGGTGACTCCGCGCATCGCGTCGATGTATTCCTGCGTTGCTGCTGCTGCCTTCTCGGTCGCCTCGGCGTTCTCCTCGACCTTCTCGGTGTTCTCGTCGAGCTGATTCCCCAGGTCGTCGAGGCTGTCTTTCCACTCGTTCGACCTGCCTGTCGCCCCCTCGATCACGCCCGCCCATTCGAGAGTTTCCTGTGTGAGTTTCGTCAGGCCAAAGCCGACGTCGAAAAGAAACTCTTGGAAGCGCCCGAGCGCCCCGCCCTGCACAGACTCCGCGATCCGCTCGTTCAGCTTCTCGACGGCGTTCGCAAATCGGTTCGTCGAGGCTATGGCCCCTTCGGTCGTCGCGCCAGAACCGAGCGCCTTGTTCGTGTCGGCGAATGCCTCGTTCAGCCGAGTGAGCGAAGCGGCGGCGGTCTGCGCGTTCGCCTGGATCCCCCCGGCGAATTTCTCGGCGATCAGGTCGATCCCCTCGCCTGCCTTGAGGGATTCGGCGGACAATTCCTTGAGCTCCGGGATCACCTCGCCAAGCTCGCCCGCGAAGCCGCCGACCGTGCGCGCGACGTTTCGCGCCGCCGATTCGAGACTGATCCCGAGCGCGACGGACAGGTTCGCCGCCGCCTCGGTCGTCTCGTCGATCTTCGACGGGGCGACTCCGAATTCGGCGATCAGCGCCTGCACGCTCTGAATCTGTTCGTTTGACCCGACGCCCAGCCGCTGGAGCTGGTCGGCCTGTTCGGCGAGGGCGGCAGTGTACTCGCGCGCAGCGGGACCGAGCGCGCGGAGAGACTGCTCGACGCGGCGCGTTACGCGCTCCTGCTCGATCGCCGCCGCGCTCGCGCTCTTCAGGAGCGACGTGAACGAGGACAGAGCCTTCCCGGCGGCTCCGGCCACGCCGAGGGCGATCGCCGCGCCTTTGATCTTCGCGAACGAGTCTTGAATCTTCCGCGACGGAGCGGAAGCCCGATCCTCGACCTCAAAGACGATCCTCTGCTTCAGGTCGCCGCGCGCCATGCTTTCCGCCTAGAGGTAGATAAGGGAAAATTCCCCGTTCGCCGCATTGTCGCGGCAAACCAGCTCGATCGCCCACGCCTGCGATCCGCCGAGGCTCGCGGGCTCCAGGCTCCGAAGCTCAGGGTGCGAGATCAAAAAGGTGTAGGCGTTGCAGGTCGCCCCGACCGTCGCCGACGTCCCCACGGTGAACGAGAGCGCCTCGGCGTTCGCGAGACTCGATTCCCCGAGCTGATCCAGCTCGTAGAGGAATTCCGCGTCCGTCGCGTCGATAGTCCCGGAGATGACGATCTCTCGGCCCGACTGCCGCGACACGGTCCCGGTCGAGGAATTCGACGAAGGCGTCGTCTCGACCGAATTCGAGATCGCGATCGACAACTCACTGAAGCCGATGGCCCGGTCGGCTGGCGTGTCCGGTCCCCACCGGAACGATACGCCCTGGATGAACGGGGCCGACAGGCTCGACTGATTCCCATAGTCAAACGGATTCGCGGGCCACGATCCCGACTCGTCGTAGCTGTCGAAGTTGCCCGAAAGCGCGTAGGTGGCCCGACCGATCTCCCCCGGCGTGAAGTCGAAGGTCAGCGAGTCGGCGATCAAGTCGCGCAGGATGATCCGCCCGCCGTTGCTTCCCTCGTTCCCGAAGTAGAGCGCGGAGGTGATGATGCCGGTCGACGTCGGCGTGAACGACCGAAAGGTCGCGAGCGGGCCACCCGTGAGCCCTGCCGCCGCGTAGAGTGCCTCGATCCCGTCGTCGAGGACGAAGTCGGACGCGACGACGGGGTTCGACGCGGTCGCTCCGTTGCCTTTCATCGGGACGACCATCTCGAACGAGTCGATCGTCCGGGCGGAGACGTCCGAGAAGTCGCGCGTAAACGATCCCGAGACGACGGCCTTGTCGATCGAATTCCGACCGAGGGAGAACGAGATCCCGCTCTCCGCCACGCCCCCGGACGGGTCGCCCAGCACGGCCCCATCGGTGACGTTGTCGATCGCTCCGCCCGCCCCGGAGCCCGATCCGATCGTCGGCATCGTCGTTGCCGTGCCGAGCGCAGACTGTGTCGCGAACGCAGCCCCTAGAAGAAAGTCGATCTCGGCCATCCGTTACGCCTCCAGCGCGATCTCTGCGCGCACTACTGCCGACCAGGTATTCCCGGCCCGTTCTAGATCCTGAGCGAATTCGATCACGGGGCGCGGCTCGCCTCGGACGGAAGTCATCGCCGCCCAGAATGCAGGGTCAGCGAGCTCCTCGGTCGCGTAGGCGAGATTGCGGACGGCGTTCGCCGTGTCCCCCGTGAAGCTCTCCCGGTAGATCGTCGTGATCGTCGCAGAGACGACGACGACGGTCTGGTTCGATCCACGGTCGACGACCTCCGACCCCTCAAGCGACGGGATCGCCACGTAGACCGAAGCCGGGAACCATTGGTTCTCCGGCGTCCCAGCGTCCTGCACCGACCAGACGACGCGAGACGCGCCGGATAGCGCCGTGTCGATGTCGGTCACGAGGTCGAGGACCGTCGGCATCTACTCGTACCTCACGACGGTTACATCGGCCGAAATCGTATCGTGCCCGCCCTCGACCTCGGCGACTTCCCATGCCGAGACGTAGGCGTCCTCGACGATGCCCGCGCCCGAGACTCCGTCGAGATACTGATCGGCGCGAGCGGCGGCGAGGATCGCTTCCCATTCGGTGAAGCGGTCGTCCCGGTCGATCGTCTTCGACCAGAGGATCGTCATCCGAAACGTGTAGGTGATCTCTAGAGCGCCCCGCTCCAGGCGGTCGATCGAGGCGGAGACGGCGCGGACGTGTCCGACGCGGTCGGCCCCCTCCAGGACGGCGAGCGTGCGCTGGCCGGTCTGGATTTCGACGTTAGGGAGCCCCGTCTCGATCCAGCCGGAGATCGCCGTTTCGATGTCCTGCGTGACGCTCATCGCGACCGGCTCCGCACGCGCTCGATCCACTTCCGAAAGATCGGGACGCCCCGCTTGTTCAGGATGTACTCCGCGCCCGGCTTCAGGAACGGACGCTTCGGGTACGGCCCCAGGCCCAGCTCGTGAACGGGGCCGTATCGAAGGCGCGTACCGACCGCGTACTGGTTCCGCGCGCGCTGGCTACGGTCGACTGCGATCGAGCCGACGAGCCCGCGCCCGGCGTTCCGGCTCGTGAGCTTTCGGGGGAGCGGCGGCGCTTTCTTCCCCCGACCTCGCGCGATCTCCTTCAGCTTGACCCGCGTCGACGTCTCCTCGGCGAGCTGCTCCAGTACGGGCGGGATCACCTGGTTCCGCTCCTTCGGAGAGAGGTCGGAGAGCAGGCGACGGATCCGCCGGGAGTCGGCCAGATTGAAGCGGACGCCAGATTCAGGCATCACGCGACCCGCCGGTAGCGTCCGAGAATCATCCGAGAGGCGGGGAGCTGCCGCAGGCTCTGCGTGAAGTAGTCCGCGCTCCCCGTGTCGGCGTTCGCCTGCGCGGAAAGACCGAGACGGCCCGAGCCGACCGACAGGCCCGACTGCTTCACCATGAACGCAGCGATCTCGCGCGCTGCGAATTCGAGGTCGTCGGGAACGGAGCTCGTCGGTGTGTAGTCGACCTCGACGACGCCTCCCCACGAGGTCGCTCCGCCGTAGCTGTCCGCCTCGCGCCAGAGGACGCGGTCCCCCTGCAATCGGTAGCCGGACGCGGAGAGCGTTGCCCCGTTGACGCGCACGGCGTCGATCGACGCGGCGGGTCGCTCCAGGAGGACGGCCCCGAGAGGGTGATCCGTCCGCTCCCCCACGATCGGCTGCGCGTCGAAGCTGTTCCCGATATAGCCGGAGATGGCGGCAGAGACGGCCGACACGATGCTCTCGATCCGAGCGTCGTCGCCCTGCCCCGTCACGCCCGCGTAGGCTTTCACCTCGGAAACGGTCGTCAGGTCGGCCACGGGCTACGCCTCCGGTTCGGTCTCCGGATCGTCGCGCACGGGCGCGGGGGCGGCTGCATCCCCGAGCCCGTGCGCTTCGATCCATTCGGAAACCGAGGCGGGCACTTCCACGCCTGCGGCTTCCGCCTTCGGGAGCATGGCGGCGAGGCGCTTCCGAATCCGGTCGGACGTCTGCCCGCTGCCGACGATGCCCCGCAGCTTCGCCGCGTATCGGTTCGTCGGTGCGGAGCCTTCCGCCTTCTCGTTTCGCTTCGCTGCCATCATGCCCCCACTGCGTCAGACGCCTACTAGTAGACGATCTTCCGCCATGCGTTGTTCGTGTCGACCGCGCTGGTCGGGATGACGCGACCGTCGATTCGCTGGTCGATGACCCACGTCGACTGCTGCGTCGTGCCCGAGACGTCCGAATAGACCCGGATCCCCGCGCGCTGCCCGATTGCGTAGTAGAGCGGGTTCCCGAAGTAGATCACGTCATCGGCGACCGGGAACTCGTAGACCGGCTTCCCGAAGAGGAACCCCAGCGCCGCCGGATCCGAATCGGTCATCGGGAGCGGAGCCTGGAGGCTCGACTGGAAGATCGGCATTCCGATCGTATCCACGAGGGAGACGACGTCGCCCAGCGTCGAAGCCGCCATGAGAAAGACCGCCTCGCGGCGATACTGCTCCGGCAGTCCGTAGTAGATGTCCACGATATCGCCGTAGGCGATCGAAGACGGCGTCGCCTCCGGGACGTCGGTGATCGTCGCCCCGTCGAGCCCCTCGGTGATGTCCGACCCGGTCCCGGTCGAGGTCGCGAACTGGTCGTTCTCCTCGGATCCGATGGCCTGCCCAGCGACCCGCGTGAGCTGATTCACCAGGTTGAAGGCGGAGTCCTCCAGCATGTCCCGCGACGCGCTGTACTGGACACCCATCGAGCGAGCCCGGAGCAGCGCCGAGTCGACGGTCGGCGTGTTGTCGGAGAACGCGGCGTTCTCCGCACGGGTCGCGGCCGTCGTCGTCGGCAGGATCGGGATCCGCATCACCTGCGCGGACATCGGGAAGACCGTCGCGAGCGCGCGCATCTTGGAGATGCGATCACGCTCGACCATGAGCTGCCCCGACAGAGGGAGGGGGAGCAGCTCCGCGCCCGATCCGTCCGCCAGCGGGTTCTCGCCCGTGGTGTCGCCCTCCAGGAGCGCGGCACGAGACATGCCGAGCGACTCCAGATAGAGGTCGTTGACCTCGTGGTACGCCCGGATGCGGCCCGTCACGTCGCCGAGCTGGACGGCGTGCGCCCAGCGCTTCGCGGCTTCGTCGATCTTCGGGTTCCGCGACGCCCGGAATTCCTCGCGGGCCGTCTCGGACAGGCCGCGCTCCATCTTCCGGTACTCGCGTTCGATCACGAGCCCGCCGACCGTGAAACGGCTGGCGCTGATCGTGTCGCCCCGGCTCTTCTCGGTCTTCTCGTCGTCGTCGCCCCGCTTCGGGATCGGCGGCTTGTGGCTCCGCTGCTCCTCGATGCCCTTCGCGAAGTCGCGAACGGCGGAGACGGCGGCTTCCCGCGCCTCGTCGCGAGCCGCGTCGAATGCGCCCCGCAGGAGCGTCTGCATTTCTTCCAGGGACGCGCCCTCGCCCTTGCTTTCGATCTTCTCTTCACTCATAGAGAGATTTCCCCGTCACGTCGCCGAATACCTCGGCGAGCGTGTCTCGGAGGTCTTCCCCGAATCGCGCGCTGTGCGCCTGCTCATCGCGAGCAGTCTGGAGGAAGACTTCCAACGGCGACCGCGTTTCAGCCGGGGGGACATCGCCCTTTGAGGTCAGAGCCTCGAATTCCCGAATCCGCTTCCCGAGCGAGGCGATCTCTCGCTCAAGAGCGTCGATGATTTCGCCCTCTCGGCTCTTCGGAGCGTCGTCGAGGCGTTCGCAGAGAGAGTGCCACATCGCCCGCGAGAGGTCATCCGGGGCCGCTTCCGCCCGCCCGATCACGGCGCGACGGTCGGCGGGGATGGCGACGATGCTCTGCTCGATCGCGCGGCTCTTTTCAAAGTAGAGCCCGAATCGCTTCCGAGCGTCGGGCTCGTCCTTCGACACGGCGGCGGGATGGCTCTTCGGCAGGAGCCGCCGCTCCGCGTGCTCGACCGAATCCCAGGTCAGCGAGACGCCCGAGATATCGCCCGAGGCGATCCCGTCGACCAGGTCGCGACGAGCGGCTAGCGCCTCCCCGTCTCCTGTGAGCCGAATCTGCCCGACGCCCCGCACGACGGCCACGCCGTCCCGCTTCTCTGTCCGGATGTTCGTCACGTTCCCCAGGTTCGCGACGACGCTGCGCGCGTGATCGACCTGCAAGGGGAGGCGGTCGGGGAATTCGATCCCTCGGACGTTCAGGATATGGCCGTCCGACGCCTCGCCCTCGGACGCGAGCGTCATGTCGAATTCGCCGGAATCGGTGTCGATGCGCGAGTCGAGCCGCGCCAGTCGTTCGTATTTCATTCCATCGGCTCCCCGGCGAGAATCGCCGTCGTGAAACACTGGCAATTGATGCCGTTGCCGGGAGACAGGCGACCGCCGCCCTCGGCGACCCCCGGTCCCTCGGCCAGCTCTCCGTCGCCCAGCATGAACGGCTCGCCGAGACGGCGCGTCTGCCCCTCGGTCGCACGGTGCGAGTCCCGCACGGTTTCGTCGAGCGCGGTATGCCATCGCTTCCCGACGACGATGTCGCTTTCCCCGTACCCCGCGAGCTGCCCTTCGGTCGTGACCGCAAGCACCTCCGTCCGCGCGATGCGGAGCGCCCGGTGTTTCGAGAATTGGTTGAATTTCCGGCGGATCGCCCGAGCCTGATCGTCTGCGCTCGCGCCGTCCTCGATGCCCTTCGCGATGACCTTCCGAATCTCTCGCTTGGTTGCCTCGTTCACGAGCGTGACGAGCTCCGCGCCGCGTTCGCGCATCGCCTTCTCTGCTGCGATGTCGAACGAGAGCCGGTTCGGCACCTCCAGGGCGGCGAGCGTGTTCTCTCCGGCCTTTGAATAGGCGTCGATGTGGATCGGCGTGACGAGCGTCGTGAAGACGCGCGCCATATCCTCGGAGGCGAAGAGGTCGTCGATCCAGTCGTTCCGCGAACGCTCTGCGCGCTCGTTCGCCGGAGCGTTCCGCAGCGCCTCCAGCGTCATCGCCTTCTGTGCCGCGAACGCCTGCCGGACAGCTCGCCGCATCTTCGGGACGAAGAGCGCTTCGCTCTGTAGAAGCCGGTTCCACTGGGCCTCGGCGGTCATTCGCTTCCGCACGCGGGCGGTTAAGCCGTCAAGGGCGCGCGAGCGATCCTCTTGACCCTCTCCGCCCTCTTCGGGATCCTCGTCAGCGGGCGGCGGCGGCGATCCCCCCGGTGGCATGATGCCCTCTCCTCCGTCGTCGCCCTCGAATCCGTCCGGGTCGTACGGCTGATCTCCGAAGGTGCCGACCGGCAGCTCTCCCCACTCTGCCACTTCCAGCCCGCGATCGGTGCGGACCTGGTTAATCGACCGGACCTTCAATTCGAGATCCTGCCGCTCTTCCCTGAGCCGGAGGTCTTCGTCGTCCTGAATGAACGGAACCGGCGCGACCCGAATGTCGGGGCCGAATTCCGGCTGTGCGAGCTGGTACGTGATCGCGTCACAGACGAGCCCGACCTGGGGCGCGATGGCCTGCCGATCGAAGACGAGCCGATTCGTATCGGCGGCGGCGCGGTTCGCGTCGACGACGTCGCCCACGATCGAGCGCGGGACGCCGTTCGCCATGAAAATCTGATCCCGGAGGTGCTCTTGCATCGCTCGCGCGTCGGCGAGGTCGGACATGCCGGTCAGCTCCTGGAGGTCGACGTCGGTCGGAAGCCACGCGGGCGTCCCCCGCTGTTTCCCGCCCCGCCTGTTGTAGCGGTTCACCCAATCGGCGAAGAATGCGTCCCGCTGGTCGGCGTCGGGCATCACGGCGTTTTCGCCGCTCTTGAGGACGATCTTCGGGGTCGCGTCGTTCCGGTAGTGCTCCCGGACGGTCGTCGAGAGGAAGGTGGAGGCGTCGAAGTCGCTCGCCTGCGGCCCGATCACGCCGACTCCCTGGAACGGGTCCGCCGGGTCCGGGTCGTAGACGAAGATGACTTCGTCCGCCGAGTAGCGAAATTCTCCCTGCTCCCCGTGAAAAATGTATCCGGCGAGCGGGTTCGCGTCTCCGGCCACCTTCTCGACGTTGCGCGGCGACATGGGCCACAGCTCGCGAGGGGCTCCGACGCCGTTCGTCACGACGAGCCAGAACGCCTCGCCCGTCTGCGTCAACCAATAGCTTGTCAGCTTCAGAAGCTGCCGCCGGGAGAGGACGGGGTTCGGGCGGTCGATCAGCGCCTGAAGGGGATGGCCGTCGTCGACTTCCCACTCGGCAGTCATCGCGTCCGACATCGTCCGGCGTTCGACGCGCAACTCGATGTCCGAGAACCGATTGGCGACGGCGCGCGCGGCGATGGCCTGCGCGCTCGCGAATCCGTCCGTCACGAGCTGGGCGGGCGTCGGCTGCTGCTCCGTCCCCGTGATCCCCTGCCGGAAGCTGCCGAACTTGTAGAGCGGCGGCAGCAGCGCTCGCGACTGCTCTCGCTCGACCGGGGCGACCGAAGAGGTCATCCGTCCAGGCGTCCGAATCCCGATCCAGTCAAGCCAGCCCATATCAGCCCCCCAGCCCCACGATTTCGCGGCTTGTGTGGATCGAGACGACGCCGGATACGGAAAGCGTGATTTCGATTCGTACGGCCTGATCCAGCGCGAGGTCGGCGTGGGTCGATTCGATCGCCCCCTGCCTCCCCCAATCGGTCGCGCCGACGACGGGCGTCCCGTATTCGCTCATGGCGATGTCGGCCCCGAGCTTCGCCATCACGCGCGACCCGGCGGCGGCAGCGGAGGCAAGCCCCGTCGTGACCGTGATCGTACCCGCCGTGAGGTCGCGAGCCGTTACCAGCCCCGCATCGTGGATCGAGTCGTCGTCGAGCTCCACGGCGACCGAGTCGACGTCGACCTCGTAGAGCGCGGGGTTCGCGACGGAAAGCGTCGTCTGCGAGGTCGCCTCGTCGGCGTCGAGCGTCGAATCTTTCCGGTCGTCGTAGAGGCGGGCGGTGCAGGTTCCGCCCGTGATCGTCGTCCCGTCCTGAGTGTTCGTCGGGGCCACGAGCCGGAGCAGGTTGTCGGAGCCGTATCGGATCATTCGGCGACCTCCACGTCGCCGGAGACGACGCCGGACAGGTTGATGCGCGCCGTCACGGTCGGGCCGTTCTCGATTTCTGCGGTCACGGTCCCGTCGAGCGTGACTCTGGCCGAGACGGAAGAGGGCGGCGGGTCGGTGTATTCGACCTCCAGCGTCGGAGGCGTGGAACCGATTGCGCCCGCCGACGAATGGAATGACGCCCACGCGGTCGTCGACCCTATCGGGATCGTCCTGTCGGGGAAGACCTGGATGGCGATCGGGATGCCAGTCGCTCCGTCCTGATCGCGGAGCGACTGATTAGCGGCGAGATAGTCGTTCAGCTTCGCGACGAGCGTATTCGTCCCCGTCGCCGTGCCGCCCGTGAGTGTTCCGTCCGAGAGGATCAGCTCTGAATTGAGCAGGCTGAGATTATTCGCCTGCGAGAACGCGACAGCGTCCCCCTGGAAGATCGTGAAGTCGTTCGGCCCCGCAGTCGAGCCGGAGACGCTCCACGGTCGCGGGACCTGATTCTGGAAGGCGTAGGCGTCCCAGCAGAGGGCAGATTCCCAGAACGTATCCGGCTTTAGCCAACCGGCGCGGATCTTGCTTGTCTGCCCTACTCCGTTGATTTTATCCATTGTCAACCGGACGCCCGTCACGGTCGCAGCGGCGGGGATGTCGAGGTCGAAGCGGAGGGCGAACGAGCCCGCCAGGTTCGGCGGGATATTCAGGCCACCGTAGAAGGTCGCCGCGACGAGGAAGACGGGTAGGGCGCTGAAAATCGGATTCAAGTAGATCGTCGCGTCCCCGAGGTCGTCGAGGTAGGGGGTCAGGGAGACGGAGGGCATCAGGTCAGCCCGCCGGAGGCGAAGGGGGGTACAGATCGTCCCATGTCACGCCCTTCCGTACTGCTACGACGCCGTGCGCGCCGCTGACTGAGTCGACCCGGTCGTCGTGCGCGCCGCCGGGGAATTGTTCCAGCTCCCGAATCCAGTCGGTGAACCAGGAGCCGCGCAGGACGCCGACCCGTCCCTGCTCCGACGCAGACGCAAACGGCCCCGACCTCGTCACCTTCGACCCTGTGGGTCGGTCGAATCGTACCGTGAAGCCGTCCAGCTCGCGAGCGATGGCGGTCGCGGCGATCTTCCCCGAGCTGCCGGGCTCCTGCTCGATCCAGATTTCGACCTCTTTCCCGTCCGCCTCGGCCAGCTGGCGGATCCGGCGGACGGTCGGCCCCGGCTCCATTCGGAACGCCTCGACGTCTTCGACGACGAAGTCGACGTCGGCGTCGTCGACCCGCGCATAGAGCGTGCCGACGCTGCGATCGGGATCACGCCCCGGCTTCGTCTCGGTCGCAGCTAGGTCCCAGTAGCGGACCCGTCGCCGGACGCGCGGCATCGCGTCGAGGATCGGGAACCATTCCCGGCGGAAGAGCGCTCCAGGGGGACGCGCGTCCCAATCGCCCTCCATGAGCTGCGCGCGCTCGTACGGGTGGAGGTCCGCCAGCGACTGCTCGTACTCGTCGGCGTCGAGGTGCGGGTTATCGCGGATCTTCGACGGGATGAACGCGCGCCCGTCCGACAAGAAGGTCGCCGCGTAGTTGTTGCCACCCACCGTTTCGCCTTCCAGAAGGAAGCGCTGCCGAACCCAGTCGTGACCCTCGCCGCCGGGATTCGATGTCGAACGGACCCGGATCGGGATCGTGCTGTCGACCGTTCGGCGCTGCCGCGAAAAGGCGATGTAGGTGTATTGCCCCTCCAGGAATTGCGTCAGCTCGTCGAACCCGACGAAGTGCCAAGCGCCGCCCTGGTACTGCTGCCTATCCTTGAGGTGCTGACAGTGGCCGAAGTCGAGCGTTGCTCCGCTGGGCAGCTTCCAGCGGGTCGGCAACCCGTTGACGGTGTCGATCCCCTCGGCTTGCCGCCCGAGCCACTCTTCGGCCATCTCTAGCAGCCCCTCGGAAATCGAGAGCTGCTGAAATGTCCGCCGAAGGATCAGCGCGCGGTATTCGGGCCAGTCGGCGAATTGCAGCGCCGCCGCCAGCAGGTAGTACGACTTGCCCCCGCCTGCGGCCCCGCCGAAGAGCGCCTCGCGCTTCCAGTCCATCGCGAGCGCGAGCGTCTGCCTGGAGGTCGGCTCGATCGGGAGGGAAAGCGTCGTGGGCCACACGAGCTCCCCGAGCTGCCATGCCATCAGTGAACCGTGGGATCCGGCTCGCTGTCGAGG